CGTACTCACGAACTGTTGCTAGTTGTGGGTCACCAAATGTTTCCATTTCTTCTTCACCAGTGTCACCGTCCATTTCGTGCTCACCAGCTTCCATGCCCTTTAGCTCGTCGAACTTAGCTTGTAGTTCATCAACGATAGCGTCTAGGTCTTGGAACAATTCTTCTTCGGACTTTTCTTCTTCTTCGCCTTCTTCTGGGCCCATGTCTAGATCACCTTCTAGATCACCTGTCATATCGTCGCCGCCCATATCGTCTTCTTCGTCGTCGCCTTCGATAGCGATATCTTCGAAGTTTTCGTCCATTTCTTCGTCATCTGATTCAGAAGATTCTTCCATTGATTCTTCATCATCTTCTTCAGTTGCTTCTTCAACTTCTTCGTCTTCTTCGTCTTTGATCTCTGATTCGATCAAATCTTCATAAATTTCGCGGGATTTTTGTACCACGTATTCGTGGAATAGTTCTTCAGCTTTAGCTGAATCATCGTTAACTAGATGCTCAAGCATCTGAGTCAATAGGTTCTTATCTGCCATAGTATTCTCCTTCAAGATGTGGTTAGGCTGTGTTTTATTTAATACATATATTTTAAATCGGGTTTAAATGGTAGTTTTTTGATCGTTTTGATCAGAATATATAGCCGTTGGAAATTTTTCAAAGAAATAACGATAAGTCATATGTGAAAGGTTTCCGAGGTCTGTAGTCAGTTCTACCGGCTTAAAATCGCTGGGTTCTATAACTCTAATGAACTTTGTTTTTGGAAATTCCTTGATAGTTTTAACGGTCTGAGCCATCCAGTTTCCATAATAAGTCGCAGGTTCAGAGCTTTTTTTATAGTTGTTTGTGTCTGCGTATATGTTGTTTACTAGTCCTTTTTCGCCTTGATAATCAAACCCTAGTATGTAGATCTCAGTGTGTCCTCTGCTAGCAGCCATATGTAATGCTGTAGGACCACTGCTCCAACCTTTATGCGGATGGAAAAAGTTAATATCTTTGTGATCTACGATGCCTTTGTTGTGATTAGTCCACACTTGGTTGCATCTGTGATAGCCCGTACCGATGATTTCGTTGACCATTTTTACGTCAACGGCTATTAAAAAATGTGGATTAAGTTCGCGATATATGGCGTTACAGCCATAGACGATACCAAGATTCAGTAGCTCGTTTGCGTTTGCTGCTAACCGAGTTTTACCGTTTCCTAATACAAAAGCTATGTTATTGTGCTGGTTGCTCAACTGGGGTTGCATACATTTGTTGTATAAAAGCAGATTCGCTCTCTACTTCAGCTTTGTGAGCTTCGGCTTGCAGCCTTAGTTGATTGATTTGTCTTAGTGTAAGACGCACTTTACGTGTATCACCTTTTTCCAAAACAGAACTGTCCTTGCTGTTATCGTATCGGCGATCAACAGCAAAGTCATTAATATTGTCGTTAAAATAGATGAACTCTCGTAGAAGCATATTGTATTTATTATTATGCTGCGGGAGGCGGAGGTGCAGCTCCAGCTCCTGGTTCAGCTCCTGTAGCTGCTTCGCCCTCGGCTGCTGCGGCCATATCTGGACTTGCTTCAGCTTCTTGCCCTGCTACATCGCCTGCGATACCTCCAGGAGTGATTCCTGCTCCACGCATTTCTCCCTGTGCATCAGTAGGCGGTGCTAGTTTGCTGCCGTTTTCTTCTCTCCACATCTGTTCATTTTCTTTGATTTCTTCTTCGGTCATGCCCAAGAATCTCTTCATAGCAAAACGTTTGCTCAGATGCGGAATCTGTTGTACTTGTGCGAATGTTGCTACGCGAGCAGTATCAAGTTCACTTTGACGATAAGCGGCAAAGTTTTGAGGAGTGTTGAACTTGAGTTTGAATAAAGTGTTGTCGATATTGACCCCTTGATCCATTAACCAAAGTTTAAACTCTGTGTCAAAAGCTTCAATGATAAGACTCTGTAGACGTTCGCAGTATTTGTTAAAACGCAGTTCTTGTATGTAGGCTGTTCCTACCTTACCGTCTGCGATATTGTTTGGTTGTTCGTCAATCTGTGTAGGCAGATAGCTACTTGGAATACGCAGAGCACGGAATAGCTTGTTGGTAAAATAGCGTAGATCTGTGATTTCACCTAGATTAGTACCGCCTGGAAGTGTTTCAACTTTTGATCCACGACCTTCTGCAGTCTGCGGAAAGAAGTAATCTTCGTTTACACTTAGAGGATTATAACTAGCGTCTATGACGTTCTGTCCACCACCTGTAGCACTTGGAATACGTCGTTGTTGTATTTCGTTTTTAACACGTTCAACGAATCCCATAGCCATGTGTGCTGGCATATTTCCAACGTCCACGTAGAAGATTCTACGTTCTGGAGCACGTTGTATACGATAGATAATGATAGCATCTTCGAGCAGTTCTTTCTGCTTGTAGACTTTGAATACTGATTCTAGTAGGCTGTTACCAAATGGATAGTTTTGATCAAGTCCTTCTGAAAGACTGATATGTATCATGTGTTTGGCATCAACAGTTACTTCATTAACTTGGTTACTGAAACGTGTGCCAGGTGGGCGGGCAGCATCACCTGTAAAGCCTCGACCAAATCCACCTGCTGTGGTGTAATAAGATGTACCACTAGGCTGTGTGTTTGTGGTTTGATGCGGTGTTACTGCTATTAAGTTCTTGAAATTAAAGTTAATATCTTTGAGCGTGTACTGCTCAGGAATCTTACCTTCGCTTTCATTGACGATGATTTTTGTAACCTTGGTAGGGTCTACATACAACCATTTTTTGTTTTCTGGATCACGTATGAAGAAACAATCTCCATACTTAAATGTGTTACGCACGATACGGAAGATTCTTGTTTCAAAATCATTTTCCTTGTACCATTTTTGTAGACTGTCTTTGATCAATCTAACTTCTACGGCAGTCGGTTTTCCTTTGTATTTTACCTGGAAAGCTGTATCGTTTTCTTTATCTGATTGTGTGCAAAACTCACTAAGGATATCCAGTGCTGCATTAACTTCTGAGTCCATATCCATTGTGTCATATTGGATATATCGTTCGATACGGTTTGGCGAGCCTGCATAGACATCCGGTAGGTAACTGCTGTAGTTTGATCGTGCTGGTCCAGGGCGTGTGGCTCCTGAAATAGGACTAAACCCTGCCTTTTGGACATTAGTGTTAACCGGCGTAAAATATTTTTTCCAACTCATTGCAGTACCTTAAATGTTAAACATGTCTTTGCTTAGACCTCTAGTAACGCTTAGTTGGCGCTCGGCAACATTAAACGATTCTCGATTTACTCTTAGAAGTTGATCCATCTTAGTATTTAACTGTGCAAGCAATGACTCGGCGGATTCTTGAGCTTGGGTCGGAGACTTTGGAGCTGCTGGATTAGTAGTTGAACCACCTCCACTTTCTCTGGCTTGACGCTCGGCTGCTTCTTTGGCTTTTTTAGCTCTTTCTTCTTCGCTGACCGCTGCAATTTCTCTTCTAGTAGTATCTGCACCTGCAGAAGCCGAAGCAGGGGCTGGTTCTCTTCCTACAGTTTTAGCTGCCTGTGGAACTAAATCACTTCCTTGTTGTGTTGCTACCTGTTTCAATAATGAAATAGAATCAGTAGTGTTATAATCAACATTTGCTAGTTTCTTTTCTGCTTCTTCTGCTTTATCAGCAATCTCTTCTTTTTTGTCTGCATGTTTTTTGTCAGCAGCCAAACTAGCTCCTTTAATTGATAAACCATTCTTGAACAGTGTTTCTTCTTTCTTAGCAAGATTCTCTTCGATATCTTTAGCATTCTGACGACGAGCTTCTTTTTTCTTGTTATCAGCTTCTTCTTTTGCGGCCTCGGCTTTTGCTTCAGCTTCTTGAGCTTCTCTGTTTTTCCTCATACGCTCAGCCATGTCTTTTTCAAGCTGAGTTGCTTCCTCGCTATTCTTTTTTCGTTCTTCCTGTATGTCTTTAATATCTTTATCGTAGTCTCCACGCATACCAGGAATAGCATTTAGGAAAACTAATATACCTTCCTTGAGCATAAGGAACATAGACTTGAACTGTTTACCTAACCAGCTAAATGCATCAGACACAACCTGTGTATCACCACCTAGTTTTTTAAACACATAGATAGCAGCGGCGATGGCAGCAGCTATGGCTAAAAACGGCCACGTGGCTGCCACAACTCCTGCAATCAAAGGAATAAATGCTGCCGCAGTTGCAAATGCCTGTGCAGCAGTAGCTATCATCGAGGGAATCATAGAAGCGAGCTGTATAGCTTTCATTGTTACAAATGCTCCAACAACTCCTATCAATATTGGAGTTAGGTTATCTGCGATAAACAATGCTACATTCTTAAAGATTGGAATAACATAATCTTTGATAACATTAGAAATCCATTCGAATGCAGGTTTGAGATCTTCCAAGGTAGTTTGTATAGCTTCAACAAATGCAGGAATGACTTCGCCTATTATTATTCCTGTTAGTCGATTTAAAATAGGAAGAACGTTTGTTACAAAAAAATCTGCTAGAGCTGTAACTGCGGGCATTAAAAGATCAATAAATGTTGAACCTGCTGAGTTTATTACCTGAGCAAACATTTGAAAAATAGGCACAACAAAAGTCATTATTATATTTGCTACAAACTCAAAGGCTTTTAACAACAAATCTAATAGACCGCTATTAGCCAGAGCCATTTGAAAAGCGTTACTAAATTCTGCTAACCTTTGTTTAGTAGCTTCCATCTGTGCATTCATACCGTCAGTTTTCTTAGCAGCTTCTGCTTGTTGTTCTCCTGCTTTTTTAACAGCGTCTGTATTAATTTCTTGCGTACCTGCTAGAGCATTAACAGTCCCTGATAGCTCTTGACTAGCGGCACCTGCTGTTTTAATATTTTTTAGTGCTGCTCCGCCTTCTACTTTCATTAGATTGTTTAATCTGTTTCTTTCTTCAACACTGATTGTTTCGCCACGTGCTATTTTAGCATTAAACTCTGCGAGCATGGCTGCTGATTTAGGCATCATGGCCATAATCTTTTGATTTTCTTCAGTGGTAGCAACACCGTTTGCCATAACGTCTTTGGCAAAGTTTTGTAGTGCGGGATTTTTAAACTGTAGAACTGTATCTCGAAAACTATTTCTTACTTCTTCACTGGCTCCGGCCAATGCTGCTTGGAACTGAGCATCTTTTGCTAGTGCTTCTGCTTGTGCTTCTTTTGCTTTGCGCTCTTCACCAGTTATCTTGGCTAACGCATCCATTTCTTTTAGATAATTTTTAGCACCGCTGGCTAACTGTGCGTTTGTTTGATTACCTTGTAGACCTTGTTGTCTTAACAATGAACCGTACTTAGCGAGGCCTTCATTAATATCTTGAGTAGAATACCCAAGTGCATATAGTTCACCACTAGAGGTTCTTAAGGCTTTTGACACCTGTGCAAATCTCTTTGCACCATCTTCAACCGTTGTTCCAAACCCAAGCATGCCAGCGCCGTTGTTTCTTATTAATGCACCAAAATCGGCCATTGTCATACCTGCTCCACTGGCTGCGGCAGCAAACTGATTAACACTACCTGTGAATGTAGCTCCACTGGCTGCGGCATCTTGATATGATTTAACTACTCCAGAAGCTGCGGCTGCTACCGCACTAAACATCGTTCCAACAATAGGAACCTTACTGAATACTGCGGCCGCACTGTTAACATCATCTCCTACTTTAGAAAACTGTTCTATGAGTTTTGTGCTACCTTCACCAAGCCCTACGATAGCACCAGTAGTCCATTTTACTGCTTTTTCAACTTTAGCAAATGCAAAACCTGTTGCGTAGGCTAGCTTTCCTAGAGATTCCAGGCCGCTACCAGCTTTAGATCCGCCGCCACCACCTCCGGTGTCGCCACCGCCACCACCGCCTTTGTCCCCAGGATTCTTTTTAAATCCCCCGGTTTCTTTATCGGCTTTTCTAACTACTTTTAATATTTCCTGTAGCGTGGCTTCAGAGGCCGCATTTTTGGCTTCTACTGTTCCAACTCCGGGTATGTCTATTAGGACGGATGCTGCCATCTTTAGTTTTCCATGGTTTTATGCGTATATAAATACTGGCATATGATACAATATTATTTATTGGAGAAAAAATGAGTGATCTAGAGAATGTCAATCAACCTAAAAAGAATCCCTTAGCGGGTTGGTACAGACAACCAAAACTATATGTAAAACTGCCTAGTAAAGGACGGTTTTATCCTCCTGGTGCTCTAGATGTCAGCACCAACGAAGAATATCCTGTATATGCTATGACAGCCAAGGATGAACTACTGTTTAAAACACCAGATGCTCTGCTTACTGGTGCTAGCACTGTAGAACTTATTAAAAGTTGTATACCTGCTATCAAAGATCCTTGGTTAATGCCTGCTATCGATCTTGATTTTGCACTGATCGCTATTCGAATCGCTACCTATGGCGAAAAGATGGAGATCGATTCTAACTGTCCTTATTGTAATGCAGAAAACACCTATGACATTGATCTTAACAACTGGATGGCATTGTTTGCTGCATTTGAATACCGAGATATGATCGAAGTAGATCCCTTACAGATCTATATTAGACCGTATACATATCAAGAAGTTACAAAGACACAACTTAAGACTTTAGAGCAACAAAAGATATTCACAATCATCAATGATGAAAAGTTAACTGACGAGCAAAAAGTTGATCAGTTTGGCAAGAGCTTTGTCAAGCTCACAGAACTAACTGTTGAGATTGTAGCTGAGTGTATTAGTCGAGTCGTAACACCCGATGGTGAAACTACTGATAAAAAAATCATCAAAGAGTTTATCAATAACACTAGCAAGGATATCTTTGATCAAATACAAGATCGCCTTAAGTTGTTAAGAGAGCAAGTTGAGCTAAAAGCTCAAAATGTCCAGTGCGGAGAGTGTAAGGAAACGTTTGATATTCCTATCACTATGGACCAATCAAATTTTTTCGTAGTAAAATCTTAAATCTATCTCTGCCGGAGATTTTACAGGAATCTGCGAAACTAGACGCACAGGCTAGAGAAATCAAAAAAGAAGCCATGAAGCTCTGTTGGTATATGCGCGGAATGAGTTTTTCTGAAGCTATGCATCTCAGCTATGAAGAAAGACAGATCATAGGTGAGATAATCAAAGAAAATTTAGAAACTACTAAGAAATCTGGATTGCCGTTTTTTTAACGGAACTGTTTGTGGAACTGTTTGATAGCTTCAATCTGCTGAGGATTAGCAGCTCTACCACTAAGTGCTGCTCTTAAACCTGACACCAATGCTTTAGCATCAATATCGTTAGAGGGTTTCATCTGCCCACTGGTTATCTGATCTAGTACACGTTGTATAAATGTTTTGTCTGCTGAATAAAGAGCTTTACCTCGTATTACTAGATCTAGACTATTTTGTCCACTGCTCATAAAAGCGGCAGGATTCTGTATAAGATTAGGATCAACTTTTTCTTTATCAGAATCAGTGTTAATCCACGATAAAGGACTTAATAGTTTTTGACCAAACTTTTTTCCTTTATCGTAAGGATCTGTATTATCTATTTCTAGATTTTTTTCGATCAGTTCACTGATTCTCATTTTCTGAACAAGCTCGCACGACCGTTGACTAACTCAACTTCAAATATCTCACGCTTCTTAGATTCAATCTTAGCTGCTAGTGCTTCGCTTAGACTGTTGCCTGTGCGAATAATGCTGTCGCTAGTTGGTCCCATGATACGCTCACGGTCAGCATCGATAGTAGCTTGATCAGGTGCTGCGCCTGGTGCTGGCTCTGCTGCACCTTTCTTAGCGGCACGAGCTTGACGTTTTCTGATAGCGCCAGGTGTTTGGCTAACTTGTCCGGCAACTTTGCCACCAGTGCGTTTTGGTGCTGGTGCTGCTGCGCCACCTGCTACTGGTTCTGCTGTTGCGGCTGCTGGTGCTGCTGTTGCGGCTGCTGGTTCTGCTGCTGGTTCTGAACCTGCTGGTGCTGGAGGAGCTCCCGGAGGAGTTGCTGCCGCTGCTGGTTCTGCTGCTGGAGCACCACCTGCTGCTGGTGCTGCTGCACCTGCCGCTGCTTTTTGGTCAGCTGGTCCAGGTTGTGCTAGAGATTTTTGTAGTAGCTGTAGGATACGTTGCTTGCCTTTCTTGTCTAGCTGGTTCAATGATGCTTTGACCTGTGCATAGACTGTCTGTCCTGCTTTTTCTGCACCTGCGCCTGCGGTAGCATCTGCTGTTTTCTTCATGGCTTGTGCTGCTGCACCTGTCTGTGCTTTTGCGGGTGCTGTACCTTTAGGACCTTGTGCATTAGCATCTGCGGCGGTAGTAGCTGGTGCTGCTGCGCCTCCGGCTGCATTACCGCCTGATACATTAACATTTGTTGTATTTCCAGGAGCTGAACCTGCGCCACCTGCTGCGGGTGCGCTAGCGCCACTTGCTGGAGCTGCTGCTGCTCCACCTGCAGGTGCTGCCGCTGCTGGTTCTTCTCCGCCTGCGGGTGCTGCTGCCGCACTTTTTGCGGGTGCTGCTGCGTCTGGAGCATCTGGATAAGGATCAGGATCGCCTGCTACTGTGGCTTTGCCAGTGGCATAACCTTTCTTGAAGGCTTTGCCAATACCTGCAACACCGCCTGCTACGGCTCCTACACCTTTGGCCAATCCGCCTACCCCTTTGCCTACTGCTGTGCCTAGGCTTCCTAGAGGACCTTCTTCAAGATATTCTAGATGTTGTTGTTCTGATTCAGTTATGATTTCATTTAATTTCATTTTATGCGGTTCCTAGGTCTTTTTGCAGGTATGCCATGATACGCTTCTGCTGTTTCTTATTTAACTTTAATACTTGGTCTTTGATCTGCATGTATGCACTGGTAGCTTTGACAGGATCTAGCGTAGGTTCCTGAGGTCCTACAGGCAGTTTCATGTCTGTGTAGACCTGATCCACGATCTTAGGATCGATGCCGCCATAGTTCTGTAGGAACTTTCTCAGCTGCTCAGAGTCTGTAGGCGAACCTTCTAGCTTCCATGCAGCTAATAGTTTGGCGGATGTGACCTTTTCAGTGGCCTGTTTGCCTGCCCAGGCAACACCTTTGGTCACTGCGCCTAGAGCCTTGCCACCTAGCTCCTTGGCCTTGTCCAAGAATCCTGCTTCAGTAAGAACACGATTCACGATCATATAGACCTGTCCTTCGCTGAGTGGACGAGTCTGTAGATAATAACTTTCTTGTTTAGCTGGTGCTGCTGCTCCAGCTGCTGCCACTGCACCCTGCGAAGCAGCCTGCATGCCAGTCTTGGTAGCATTGATAAACTGTAGTAGGCTGTCATTATCCTTAGCAGCCTTCCATGCACCTTGGACTAGTTGATCCATGCTAGACGTATATTCTTGGCTTCTAACTATGTCTGCTATATTTTTAAGTTGATCAAAACCTTCAGCAGCACCATCACCTCCGGATTTAACTAGATTCATCGCAGCACGGATAGCACTGGCTTCTTCAGGTTTAACTAAGGCATTGAATCCTTGAGTGGTCTGTGTCCACTCCATGCCTGGAGCTCTTAGTGTTTTACTAGCGTCCCAACTGATCTGTTCAAGTCCTGCATCCTCAGGACCAAATGGTATAGACTGCTCACGGAATCCAGCCATCCAGTTGCCCAACATTTGAAAGGCTTTACCAGATAGATAACCCAGAGCCGCTGTCTTGATACCTTTGCCAATAGCAGTGGATAGTTTCTCACCTTTGAGCAGTTCATTGGCACCACGCAAGACCTGACCAGCGATAGCACCGCCTACAGGACCACCTGCTAGTGAAGCTAGTGCTGTGAGTATGCCGATGACTGCTGCTGATTTACCAGGATTGGCCTTGACCCACTCACCTAAGGCCGCGGTTTTTTCTGCTAGATCTGGAAACTTCTCAGCGACCTTGGCTTTTAGGTCCTCAAACTTTTGATCAAATGCTTTAACAGGAGTAGTGTCCTGTAGCCAACGTCCTGCTTTGTTGATGATTTCATCTGCTTTCTTGATAGCATCTTTGCCAGCACCAATGACTGTTCTGCTTTGTCCACCTGCGATACTTTGCTTTTCGATCTCACCAAATATCTGTGTGATCTGATCAGCGGTTAATGATGCTTCGATCAGTGGAAGCATGTCGCGGTAGTAGCCTTCTACAATCCTTCTTTGATCTAGAGTTAGGTAATAACAGGATTCTCTTAGTATTTCTCGAGAATCAGCCATATGTTGTTCAAGCAGAAAAGTATTCATATGTTTATTTATCGGTAAAACGAGCTAACGCTCGTTTGCGCTTTCGCTTACGCTCAGCGCATTTTTTCTTTTTTTAGATTTTTATCTAGATGATCTAAAAATCTTTTTTCCGCGAAGCGGAAAGTTTAGCATTATCCAGATTCTAATGGTCACACTTAGCCCGTTTCCGGGCTAAAAGTTTGAGCTTTATCCGAGTTCGGCAAGTCACACAGCAGTAGAGCATTACAGAGGCGGTTGTCCGGTACCTCGAGCTCCGTCTTTATACAACGGCGGCATACGTAAATCTGCTATCACTTACGTATACGTGGGGTTTTTCTCCCCTCATTTTGCCTTATTTCGCTCTCAAAAACAACCAAACAGCAAGGTCTTTGCTATCAACGTCCTGTTAAGGATAGTGGTTGAGTCGCTCTTCACCAAGGTAGAGCTTCCTTACCGCCACACATCAGAGCGGATTTCGGGCACCATAACAGTCACCGGTGCGGGTTTTTTTGGCGATTATTTGGCCTTTTTATGCTCTTCTAGACGCTGCCTAAGTATGTTTGAACCGCCTACTCTGACGTTTATAATGCCATTATAATACTCGTCAGTTTCTAAAACTCTGCGTTCAAACTGTTCTCTAGCCTCTAAATAGCCCATTTCTGCCTTAGATTTACAGTAGTAGAGTATTTCTCGGGTGAAGTTTTCCGGACCTAATGCTTGGACATCTGCGTTTAACCTATCGCTAGAACCCCAGTAATCGCGCCAATCGCTTTCTACTGTGCTTCTGCGTTTAAGTTTTTTGCCTTTGAGTGGTGGTTTAGTACGTTTAAACTGTGCTAGTTTCTTGCCTATGTACTTCTGTCCGGTGGTTGTGTTGGTGATGAGATAAACGAAGCCAATGTAGCCTTCAGGTATTTCTTCTACGGGTTGATTTTGATATGTCCACTGCACTCATTTAGTTATAGACAGTGGTTTGCCTCTCATGCCTTTTCTGGCTTTGCGCCTTTCCTTGCGTTTTTCTTGTATTTCTACTCGCCTTTTTGATGCCTCATTGCGTATTTCTGATAGCCAAAATCGTGCCTTAATGCCAGCTTCGTCGCTGTGCTTGTATTCAAATCGTTCTTGCCACTTGAAATATTCTTGAAAAGCAGCAATCATCTTGTCGTGTGATTCTGTACTCACGGTTCTTGTCCAAGAAACACATTACCTGATACAGATATTCGTATTTCGTCAGAGTTGCTAAATGGATATACACAGTGTCTTAGTAGACTAGGAAATAACATAGTCTGTCCAACGCTGTATTTGTTAACACCCATAGTAGCACCTTGAGTTCTTCCTAGCATATCTGTGTAGGTAAACTCTAGTTGTCCAGAGAATGGATCTTTAGTATCGTCAATGACTTCCGGAATCCTTAGCCATATGGTATAACTTAGTACACCGCCATGCATATGATTAGGAAGAAACTCTCCAGCTCTTTGAAAGTTAATCCATGGACGTTCGCAATAATATTGCGGTTCAACTTTAGGAGAATCAAAGGTCTTTAAATAGTGACAACTTTCTCTATACATTTGAGTACATTCTAAAATATACTCCTTTAGTAGATCTTCTGTAGACTTGGTAAATCTATAGTGCTTAGGAACGCCAGGAGAAGATAGTCCAGACTTAGTTTCTTCTGCAGACCCCTCGTCTTTTTCTATTTGATCTATTTCATCTAACATTATCCTTAAAAGATTGACAGGAACTTCTGCCCTAAGAAGGGTCATGTTTGACAAAGCTATGATTCTACTGTTGATGTTCACGCTACGATCTCCACGTCATTGCTATAACTAGTAAAACCGTTTTCTTTAATAACTTTTAACACATGGTTTACACGATTAGTTAGATCATCTCTATGGCTGATCAAGAACACATTCTTATCGCGTTCACGAGTCATGCGTTTTAATACAGCGATACTAGATTCAACACCGCTGGCGTCCATGCCGCTATCTACTAACTCGTCAATAAACAGCAAGTTGATGTTATGATATAGATTCTCCCACACATCACGGAACGCCCAACTTAGACTTAGTATCAACCTATTACGTTCTCCTCGGCTTAGATTATCAAAATCTAGATCTTGACCTAGCTGTGTAATGATGACACTTAGGTCATTTTGAAACTCGACGATATGAGGCAGACCAATCTTATCGAGATAATAGGTCAATCGCTGATTTAAGAACGCTAGATTCTGATCAATGATGCGTTTGCGTACAAAACTATCTTTGTTAGTGAGTAGTTTGTATAGAAACTCTTGATGCTCTTTAACTCGTACTAGTTCATTTAGTTGATCCCAATCAATCTCTTGTACCGCAGTTTTCTTAAGTTCTTCGATCTGTTCTTGATAGGGGTTTACTTCAGAAGTTTTAGTCTGTAGATCTTTAGTAAGGCCTTCGATAGTGTTCTTATGATTAAGTGCTTCTTCTAGATTTTCATAGACAACCTTAGGACAATCAGTTTGTTCTCCTAGTAGATCCATTTCGCCTTGCAGTTTCATTAGATCATCGGCATGGTTATCTATAAAGGACTGTGCGTCATCGATCTGTTTGACCTTATTAGTCATCATTTCTTCGTGCTTGTGGTCATGCAGATCCTGACCACAGCTATGACACTTGTGTTCAGCTAACAAGACCAACTCAGATTCTAGTTTTTTAAGAGTCTTTTGTTCTTTTTCTAGTGTGGCTATAGACTTAGCCAACAGAGCCTGTACTCTATCACGTTCCTTTTTATTCTTATTCCATTCTTCTAGAGCACGTTGATTTGAGATCTCTTGCTCAATATCAATAGTTGACAGTACATCGATGCTTTTCTGTAGGTCAGTGACTGCTTTGGTCTTTTGTTCTTCCCACAGTTTTTGTTTTCTTTCTAGTGCTTCGATGCTTTGTTGTATGCGATCGTTAGATGCTTTAACAGTTTCAATCCTTGTGTTTTCACTGTTGATAGCATCTTTGGTTAGTTTAACTTGTTCTTTGAGATTTTCTGCTTTTTCACTGAGCAGAGTAATACCTAATAGCTGTTCAATGATGGCTCGTTGATCAGCAGCCTTCATACTAAGGAACGGTTCAGTATAGGTATTCAGCGCCACAAGATGTTTAAACATCTCATGGGTCATTGGAAATATTTCTTCGATAGCTTTTTGTGTTTCTCGAGAGTCGCCTTGACTTTCGTCAGTGGCATTTTCAAGATCTTGCTCCTCTCCGTTTACACTAAACTTGAGAAGATTAGGTTTTCGTCCACGTTCGATATGATATTCAACACCATCTTTTTCAAAGGTAACTGTAACCAACATACCTTTGCTGTTAATCTTATTGATAAGATTATCACGCTTGATGTTAGTTAGGGCTTGACCATAGATAGCGTAGCTCAGTCCGTTGATGATTGTAGTTTTGCCTGTTCCGTTACGGGCGCCAGAGTCATCACCTCCTAGATCTAGATTTTCACCTAAGACTAAGGTCAGCTGTCCACGGTCAAAGTCGATAGCTTGGGTTTGGTTGCCCACGCTCATAAAGTTTCTAACTGTTAGATTTTTAATCTTTATCATAGGTCTCTATAGATCTCCAGTAACAGTTTTTTGTCATAGGTATCGCTTTCGATAGCATTGATTTGGTTCATGACGATAGTATCGACGCTTTCAAACTTAAGATCTATCGCTACAGCATTACTTTCAACTTCTACTTTTTCAGGAATAAGCATCAGTTCACGCAGATTATATTGTGGCATGAACTGTTCTTTGATAAAGTTAGCTTCTTCAAAAGTGATAGGCAAGTCAATAGTAACACGACAATGCATCTTTTCACGCAATAGCTTGTCGGGAGTATCAATGATTTGACTTAGCTTATAGGTCCTATAAATGGGTTGACCAGGCCATGTCTTATAAACAGGCTCCTTACCCCATTCAAGCAGCATCATACCTCGATCGTCATCAAACGAATCTGCATAGTTGTGCGGAAACGCATTGCCGATGTAAACGATATTGCCTTTGGTCTGTCGTTTATGGAAATGCCCTGTAAACACATATTCTTGATTAGCAAAGTGTGTAGACTGCAACTGACCGTGGTCTGGCATCTGCACCATGGCGTTCATATAAAAATGCGGAAGCTCAAGATGCGAAAACATATAACGGCTCTTGATCTTAGGAATCTTCTGCCACTCGTCACCAACAAGCCATGGCATGATAGTTACATCGCCATCAGTTATGGTTTGGTTCACTACCGTGATATTAGGAAACAGTCTAGCAAACTCTAGGCTGTGTATTTCACGTTTGTCCTTGTAGTATTCATCATGGTTGCCCATGATCAGATATACATGATCAAAACTGTTGTTTAGTTTTTCTAGATTGCTAACAGTATAGTTCATGGTACTAACATCAGTCGTTGATCGATTATGATGCCAGTCACCAAGGAAGATACAGGTTTCTGCACCTTCTTGTTTGGCAGTTTCGCAGAACCAATCTACGAAATCTTCGCAGTCTTGATTGTGGATCCTACTACCAGATTTTAATCCAAAATGGATGTCTGTAAAACAGGCAACTTTTTTAAACATTGATTTTGTCTACTCCACTAATAGTGTACAATTCTTTTTGAATCAAGTCAATCCCAATCATCACTGCTTACAGGGGCTGCTGGTGCTGCTGGTGCTGTAGAACTGCCACTATTTTGTCGAGTCCAACTAGGAGTCATTCCGTTCATTTCTAAGATATCATCTCGGATATTTTGATTCCGCTTCTCAATATTAATGATACGAACGAAACTATTAGTGACAGCAGCAGTATAGTAAGCAAACGGATTATCTGATTTAGATTCGTCAAACTGTAGTCCTATCTGTGTGAGCTGCAAAATGGCCTGGCCCTTCATTTCATCATTGTAGGTATAGCCACGGACGTTGCCGCGAGTAGCATAACGATCACAGAGCTTCAAGAACATGCGGGCAAGATTGTCAGTCATCTTTCCGTGGTCCTTGCTGTAAACACCTTTGACAAGCCCACCTTTCCAGTGGCTTTTACCTACGCAGATAAGGTTATCGTTGTCGTCAAACTTCCAATGTTGGAATGGAGGAAAGTTGATTTTTTCGTGGCTGTCGGCAGTATTTTTAAGAGTCTTTTTTCTTCCTGGTGCTAACGGGATATGCTCGAAAGTCATGATCCTAAACACTACATCGACCTTAGCTACTTTTTTGTAATCTACTTCAAAATCTTTTGGGCTTAGTTTTTTGCCACCTGCTGCTTGGGCAGCTTCATAGGCTCGCTTACTGAGCTTAGAAGCCTTATTTCTCTTGGCTTCTGCTATAGTTCTAATATTGATTTTGTCTAGACTGGGCAGTATCAAATCATATTCGTGATGTTCAGGCTTATCGAAACTGCAATATGTATTTTTACTAAGGTGTATCTCTCTGAGGAGATCTTTATTTGTTAGATATTTTATTTTTGGAATAGTCATTAGATGTCATTCTCCTAGTACTTATAATAATAGCATATTTTATTAAGAATAAATAGAGTATAAAGAGGAAATTTGTTCAAAATGGCAGGATTATCTATAAACCCGCAGGCCTTATTGGTACAACAACTTGGTGCTAAGATCTCAGAGGCCTCTAACGCAGCAAGCAGTGCCATGGGCAATGCCAGTAATACCTTGGCAAAGGCCAACTTAGACTCAGTGGTCAACCAACAGAGTGGTGGTATTGGCAGCGGTCTAAACAGTTTCACAGGCAATATTAAACAAGGTCTCGGAAACTTCGGTAATCAAATACCTGGGAGTCTTGGTGCTCTCGGAGGCATCGGTGGACAGATACAGTCTCAAGTAGGTGGCGCCGTTAACTCTTTACAGTCTGTTGCAGCAAACACAAGTAATATTACTGCTGACATTTCAGGAGCGATAGGAAAGCTCACAGGTGGAAATCTAGCAGGTGGTTTAATGGGATTGGCGGGTACTATTAGTTCTGCAGCAGGTATGCTTAATAACTTACTTAGTCTAGGAAGAGGCATCAATCTTCCTGCTGGTGGAGAGCTTTTTGCAAAACAAGGAACAGCTATTAAGTTGAATCCAGGAGCACCTGATGATTGGCGTGTTAGGATAAACGCACAATGGAGTATGTTTAAATCGCCAATGTTTGGTCTTTTAGAAAATACAGGTGGTGTTGTCTGGCCTTACAACCCATCTATAAACATTACTACTAAATCAAACTACACAGAAATCGATCCCGTACACAGCAACTATAAGTTTTATTCTTATAAGAATAGTACAATAGAAGATATACAGATTTCAGGCGACTTTACCTGCGAAACAGCAACAGATGGCGCATATTGGATAGCGGCAACTACATTTTTTAAGACAGCTACAAAGATGTTTTTTGGTACTGGCGAAAACGCAGGGAACCCACCGATCATTTGTAATCTAACAGGCTACGGTGCTAGTGTGTTTGACAACGTTCCGGTTATTATAAAATCATTTACTGTTGATTTAAAAGATGACGTTAACTACATACTTTGTGATAGCTTTGGAACAAGAACGTGGGTTCCTGTATTAAGCACTATAAGTGTAACAGTATCACCAATCTACAACAGATCGAGATTGCGTCAGTTCAGTCTTGAAGATTATTCAAGAGGTCGTCGTGCTGGTAACTCTACGGTAGGATTCATTTAATATGTCAGAACTATATCCTGAAACATCTCCGTGGGCTAGTACAAATATTAACAACCTGTACATGGAGTTGTTAACTATTCGTCCAGTTCCTGCAGAACCAGATGATTTCAAATATACTATAGAAAATCAATATAAGCATAGGCCAGATCTTCTTGCCTATGATCTTTATGGAACATCTAAACTATGGTGGGTGTTTGTTCAAAGGAATATGAATGTTATTAGAGATCCTATCTATGACTTTGAACCAGGAGTGACCATTTATATTCCTAAGAAAAGTAATCTACAAAAGTTTCTAGGAGTTTAATATGGCCTGGTTTGATTCTATTACAGATGCTATTCGTAAGCCCGACGGTACTAACATAGTACAGAATGTTGTTGGAAATGCACTCAACGCAGGCTCGGCTCTACGTTCGACATTTTTAAATCCTGCTAGAGCTATAGATTCTATAGTAGGAGGAGCCAGCAGTTTACTACAAGATACCACAAAGACTAGTGCAAATATAGAAGCTCAGTTAACAAATGTTATACCTAACCCTTTGGAAAAATATGCATCATATGCTCCTCTTTGGACACTGGCTTGTCTAACCCCTGCACAGTTTAATAATCCTGCATCTTACAGAAATAGTCCCAACGATTTAAAATATGTTGTATTTTCGTCTGCAGGAAGATTTGATTCAAACAGAGTAAAAACCGCATACGGATCGCCTGAATTTTTTGTCAACAACTTTTCTATGAATGCTGTTATTTCTGCAAATACGCAGACAGGGAACAGCAATGCTATTAAGTTTAGTTTTGACATTTATGAACCTTACAGTATGGGATTACTGTTACAAAGTATGCAGGTAGCAGCAGTCAACGCAGGCTATGTAAACTATCTACAAAATGCTCCATTTGTTTTAAGATTAGACATCCAAGGTTATGATGATGTTGGAAATATCTATACCGCTGTAAAACCTAAATTCTTTACACTAAAACTAGTTAGTTGTAAGTTTAGCGTCAATGAAGGCGGCAGCACATATAAAGTAGAAGGAATCCCATGGAACCATCAAGGGTTTGCTGATGCTACAAACATTACCTACACAGACATATCGATATCTGGAACTACAGGTAAAGGTACAGCCGAAGGCGGCTTTGAACCAGGAACAGTTGGTGATCTTTTAGTGACCGGTGAAAAGAGTCTATGTAGAACTATCAATGAAAATGAAAAACGTCTAGTAGAAGAAAAGAAGATTTTATTTCCGGACGTGTATGAAATACAGTTTCCTGATAACACTTATGAGATGTTTACAGGGAATCCGCCCCTAGAAGAAAAGAAAGCCACAGTAAATCCTAATGCTGCTGAGAAAAAAACTATCTTAGGAACTAACCTTGCTCCTAACCTAGGTGGTGCAGGAAACTATGGAAACAATCCTATAGGAAAATCAAGTTTTGGGTTTTCTCAGAGTTCTGGGGGAACATTTGTACCAAAGCGCAATGGTGATGTGAGAGATGAAAAAACTGGTATAGTGAAACGAGATAAAATGGCGATAGATCCTAAGAGCAGGACCTTCCAGTTTTCTCAATCACAATCGCTGACATCTATTATCAATCAAGTCATTGTTAGCTCTGACTATGGCATGAATGCTCTTAAAAAAGAAAATGTCACTAACGGTTTTATCAAATGGTTTAAACTTGATATACAAATAATGTTTCAACAAGACAAGTTTGATTCATTAACAGGTGACTATGCTAGAAAGATAATTTTTAGAGTAGTTCCTTTTTTAGTTCACGAAAGCGTTTTCAGTGCAGCAACAGCTAGTCCCGAAGGATACGGAGACTTAGCTACAAAAATATGCAAGTCCTACAACTATATCTACACTGGCAAGAACGTAGACATTCTCAAGTTTGATATTAATATTAACAATCTGTTCTATGCAGGTGTGAACCCTAGTGCCGAAGCTAAAGCAGGCAAACAGGCATCGCCAGACGGGCAAGGAACAGCTGAAAATCTTCCTAAGAAAACAGAAACTGGATCGGGTGATGCAGACAAAGCCGGGTTGACAGCTAATACGGGTAGAGCTAGACCATTTAGAGATCCAGATTTGATCAGTAAGTTTAAAGGCGGTTCTTCAGGAACTTCGACTGAAAAAGAAGTTGCAGAAGCTTTCCATAGCGCATTCGTTAAAGGCAGCAGCGCAGACATGGTCACTATAGATCTAGAAACTCTAGGCGACCCTTATTGGATGATTGACAGCGGAATGGGGAATTATTTTGCTCAGCCGGTTGGCGGTGGCGGAGTGAGTCAGATTACTAAAGACGGTACGGCTCACTATGAAGGAAATGATGTTTACATACATATAGGTTTTAGATCTCCTATTGATATTAACGAAGGACTGATAGATGGTAATGGATTATATAACTTTCCTAATGGCAAAACTGCGAGCAGTCCGTTTGGTGGAATCTATCGAGTAATAATGTGTGAAAATATTTTTAATGATGGTGTTTTCAAACAAAAATTAAAGTGCGTAAGGATGCCTGGACAAGCATCAGATTACGGCAAACCTAACACACCTGCTCCAGGCGGTAGTAAGTTTGCTATTGAAACTAAAGAACCAGTCAAACCAGCTAAAGACCTTGGCGATGCAGGTGAAGTAGCGGATCAACCTTCAGAAAACGGCGAAACACAAGTGGCATAATAAAGGAAAAACATGGCAACATTATCTAGACCAACAGAAGATTTACAACAGTCAAAAGACATCGGAGCAGGACCTTATCTTGCTAGAGTGGTAGATCATCTTGACCCTAGTTTTATGGGTGATCTAGAAGTCACGCTCTTAAGACAGCAAGGTAATACAGTAGCCGACGAAAATCAAACATACACTGTAAGGTATTGTAGTCCATTCTTTGGTTATACTGGCTTTGAGTTCATGGGAAATAACAAAGCAGATTTCAATGATACACAGAAATCTTACGGAATGTGGTTTGTTCCACCAGATGTTGGTGTAACAGTTATGGTTTGTTTTGTTGATGGAGATCCTAGCCAAGGTTATTGGTTTGGATGCATACCGCCACGCTTTGCTAATAATATGGTTCCGTCTATAGGTGGTACTACTGAAGTAGAACTCACAGAAGAAGATAAAAAGAAATATAATACCAAGATGCCTTTGCCAGTTGGTGAAGTTAACAAACGTCTCAACGGTAATCCTAATGAAGGCGATGAAACACAGATCGATACGGATAAGATAAAAAAACCAGTACACCCTATTGCTGACGCCTTCTTACAACAAGGACTTTTAGAAGACGATGTTAGAGGAGTTACGACTTCAACATCTAGAAGAGAAGCTCCGAGTTCGGTATTTGGAATCAGTACACCAGGACCGTTAGATAGGAGAGAAAATGCCAAGAAGGCTAAGATTGGTAGAATACAAGATGAAACAACCAATCCAGTTCCGGTAAGTCGTCTTGGTGGAACTACTATTACCATGGATGACGGAGATGATCGTTACCATAGAAAAAAACCAGCCGATGAAGGTCCTGTTGAATATGTAGATATTACCACAGCCAAGACAACCAAAGATTATCAACCTGACATTCCTTACAATGAATATTTTAGGATTAGAACTAGAACAGGTCATCAGTTGTTGATGCATAACAGCGAAGATTTAATCTACATTGCCAACAGTCAAGGTACTACATGGATAGAAATGACATCCATGGGAAAGATAGATATCTATGCTTCTGACTGCGTCAGTATACACACTGAGGCAGATTTTAATCTTAAAGCAGCTAGAGATATAAACATGGAAGCTGGTCGCAATATTAATATGAAAGCAGAAAGCGGCCGCTGGCAGGTTGAAGTTGCGACTGATTTAAATTTTTTAGTAGCAAACGATGCTAAGATCACAGTTGGTAACGATTACAATCTTCTTGTAGGCAAAGATAATAAAATATCTACTCACGGAACATTTAATCTTAACACAAATATAGACAATAAATTTACCGCTGGAGGATCTACTAATATAGGCAGCGGCAGTAATCATATTGAAAGCGCAGAAAAGATCTATATGAATAGCAGTGTTGTAGCTGCCCCTGCAGAAACAGCAGCGTTTGTTACACCATTAGCACTAAGATCAAATATAAGTGTAAGTACTGAAGTGGGGTGGAATCCTAAAAAATATCAGGCAGGAGAGTTCAAGAGTATTCTAAAACGAGTTCCTCAACACGAACCTTGGCCATTGCATGAGCATTTTGCTCCGACTTTACTAGATTCCGATAAGTTGGATAGGGAGACAGATTAATGGGATTAGCAACTAAAAAACTTTATAACAATCAAGTTGTAGCAGCAAATAAGGCATCTGTAGGATCCGAAGGATCTAGATCTTTTACCTATAGAGGGTTTAACTCTCAGGAATCTGCTAGAAACTATAAGCTCTACGATATAGATTTAGTCAAGCAAGATATAATCAACCATTTCCATATTCGTAAGGGAGAAAAATTAGAAAATCCTGATTTCGGAACTATCATTTGGGATCTGTTGTTTGAACCTTTTACACAAGAAGTTAAACGATTGATAGCCAAGGATGTTGAGGATATCGTCAACTATGATCCTAGGATTTCTGTCACGGCAGTAACAGTAGACAGCACAGATCAAGGAATAAGGATAGAAGCAGATCTTGTTTATATTCCTTTCAATATCAATGAAAGGATGACCTTTGACTTTGACCGAAGGAACGCGATAATAAAGTGACCACTTAATTTTCTAAGGTAAATATCATATAGGAAAACACAATGACCACGACTTCTAGACAGAATAACCTGATTTTAAATCAAGATTGGAAAAGGATTTATCAGACATTTAAAAATGCTGATTTCAAATCCTACGATTTTGAAAACTTACGTAGGGTTATCATCACATATCTAAGGCAGAACTACCCAGAAGATTTCAATGACTATATTGAAAGTTCTGAATACATGGCCCTCATTGACGCTGTTGCGTTCTTGGGACAGAGCCTAGCGTTTAGGGTTGATCTGGCCAGTCGTGAAAACTTTATTGATCTAGCAGAACGAAGAGACAGTGTTTTAAGACTAGCTCGTATGCTTTCTTATAATGCTAAAAGAAACGTTCCTGCACAAGGACTTTTAAAGTTTACTTCAGTCAGTACTACTGAATCCTTGCTTGACGGCAATGGTAAGAATCTTGCTAATCAGATCATCCAATGGAATGATCCAACCAACACCAACTGGTTAGAACAGTTTATTGTTGTATTAAACGCTGCGATGGCTGATAACACACAGTTTGGTCGTAGCCAAGGAACAAGCACCATACAAGGTATTCCTACTGAACAATATCGTTTTAAAACCACATCAGCAGACGTTCCTATCTATTCTTATTCTAAAACAGTTAGTGGTCGAGGTATGAGTTTTGAAATCGTGTCTACAAGTTTTTCAAATAGCACAGTATTCTATGAAGAAGCTCCAGTTCCTGCTAACCAACTAGGATTCATTTATAAGAATGACGGTAAAGGTCCAGCAAGTCCTAATACAGGATTCTTTTTAATGTTTAAACAGGGAAGTCTCGAGTTTGCAGATTTCACTGTTGACATTCCTACCACTAACGAAACTATCAGCGTTGGAGCACAGAACATCAATAATGATGATGTTTGGTTATTTTCTTTAAGTTCGGCAGGAGTACAACAAAATCAATGGACTAAGGTTTCAGATCTATTAGGCAACAATATTATCTATAATAGTATCGATAAAAATATACGTAACATCTACTCAGTCGTTACTAAAGAAAATGATCAGGTTGATCTAGAGTTTTCAGATGGAGTGTATGGAAATCTACCACAAGGAAGTTTCCGTTTCTATTATAGAGTCAGTAATGGTTTGTCGTATACAATCTATCCAAACGAGATGAAAGGAATCAGCATTGCTATTCCTTATTACAACAAGCAAGGTGTTAGACATACAATCACTGTAAATCTTGGCCTACAGTATACTGTCACTTCTTCTGCATCGTCAGAAAGTACAGACAGCATACGAGCAAATGCTCCTGCTCTATTCTATACACAGAATAGAATGATAACTGGAGAAGATTATAATCTTGCTCCGTTAGCAACCAGTCAAAATATTCTTAAGATCAAATCGATCAACAGAACTTCTAGCGGTATTAGCAGAAACTTTGAAGTTATTGATGCTTCAGGAAAATACAGCAGCGTCAATGTTTTTGCTGACGACGGTTATATCTATAAAGAAACTTCAGAAAAGAATATACTTTTCAAATATGCCAGTACTATCGATATTATCAACTTTATACGAAATACCATAGAACCTACTTTTGCTAGTACAGATGTTTATAACTTCTATCTCACAAAGTTTGATAGAACACCTTATACTTTTACAGATAGCAACTATATATGGAAACAGGTCACATCAACAGGTAATAAAACCACAGGTTACTTTGTCAGCGGAATCGATGGTAGTCTTTTAAAAGTTGGAACTTATACAACCAGCGTACTAAAGAGCGCCGCCCCGGGAGCACTATTAAGATTTGTTGCACCTGCAGGTAAATCATTTAGGAAAGGAAAGTTAGTTACAACTAATACATCGGATCCTTTGCAAACATCTTATATTTGGTCTGAAGTAGTTTCAATCGTAGGCGATGGAACTAATGCAGGTCGTGGTGTCCTTACATCAGGTCTCGGACCGGTTACATTTAATACAACTATTCCTAGCGGTGCCATAGCAGATAGATTTGTTCCTAGATTTAGTACATCTCTAACTGATGCTCTTGAACTTGAAATGATAAATCAAATATCTCAAAACTTTAACTTTGGTTTAAGATATGACATTGATACAGCATCTTGGAAAGTTATTACTGCTGGCAACCTTAATCTATCAGATGTTTATAACTCAGGTAAGGCAGGCGATACAACGAATGCAGGTTTAGATGCATCTTGGTACATAGCTTTTGTTAGACAAGCGGATCAATATTTTATACGCATTAGAGTTATGCATTATATATTTGGCAGTGTGCAACAAAATAGATTTTATTTTGATGGACAGCAAAAAGTCTATAATAGTGAAACAGGTACTGTAATAAAAGATAAGGTTAAGATACTGGGTATCAACACCGGCGGTGACCTGTTGACATCTATCAAACAAGATATCGATTTTGAAATCGACGAAACGATTAAGTTTGATGATGGGTACGAAAGCACCAAAGAAATAAAAATAGCATTTGCAGATTCTGATAATAATGGTGTTATCGACAATCCGGATGCATTTGAAAAGATAGTAGGGCTTGATAGTCTACATAACTTTTTGTTTTTTAAGAAGACCACCGATGCATCAGGTGCAACATACTATGACATTATCGATAACTCTGATGAGCTTATAATGATTTGGCCTAAAGAAACTACCGCAGTTATTTCAAACTATAACAACGGTCAGTTGGTTTATTTTTATGATTCTGCAGAAGATGTAGTTAAGCGTGTTGATAAAACAACCAATACATTTGTTCTAGAAAGTTCTTATAAGGCTGCGGTCGGTCGTGATAGACTCAAGTTCCAATATCTTCATAATGCTAACAGCGAAAGAAGGATAGATCCTAGTTCTAGTAACATAATAGATTTATTCATATTGACTAGAGCGTATGACACATCATACAGAAACTATCTTGCAGGTTATATTTCTACAGAACCAACACCACCTAACAATGATTCTCTAAGAGACACATTTGGTGTTAACTTAGATTTAATCAAATCAATCAGTGATGAGATTATATATCATCCGGTAAAGTACAAGGTATTGTTTGGCGCCAAGGCAAACTCAAAGTTACAGGCAGTTTTTAAAATAGTTAAGAACTCAAACAAGACAGTTAACGATAACGATATAAAAGTAAGAGTAGTGTCAGCTATAAATGATTTCTTTAGTGTTAACAACTGGGACTTTGGTGATCGTTTTTATCTCAGTGAGTTGATAACTTATATTTTGACAGCCACTGCTCCGGATATTAGCAACTTGGTTATCGTACCCAAGCAAGCAGACCAATCATTTGGTAGTTTGTTTGAGATACAAGCAGCACCGGATGAAATATTTGTTAACGGTGCTACGGTTGACGATATAGAAATAGTAACAGCTATCACAGCCGCAGAAATCGGCGCAAACCCATCAACAATAGTTAATACAACAGCGTGAGTAAGTAATGGCAGATAAAATTTATCCACAAAGTCAACTTCCAATAAGAAAGACTAAAGATCTATTGCCGAATGTTTTCCAAACACCGGCAAATAATAAGTTCATGGCCGCCGTGGTCGATCCTTTGGTACAGCCAGGAGTCTTACAAAAAACTGCCGGTTATGTCGGTCGAAGATATGGAAAAACTTATCGTGGTAGCGACATATATCTTGATACAGACAATACATTACGTAGTAGATATCAAGTCGAGCCAGGAGTCATTTTTAGAGAAAATGAAACCATACAGAATTTTTATGATTATTTAGATGTAAAGAATCAGATAAAGTTCTTTGGAAACGAAGTTGATAGAGATTATCTAACTACTAGCCAAGAACACTATAGTTGGAATCCCCCTATTGATTGGGACAAGTTTATTAACTTTAGAGAATACTATTGGCAACCAAGTGGTCCGCCTCCGTTGCAGATCTACGGACAGTCGGCAAAAATAACCAGCACTTATAAGGTAGAACTAGGGTTAGGATCATCTTGGGTTTTCAGTCCTGATGGTGTTACAAACAATCCTAAGATAACACTGTACAGAGGTCAAACCTATAAGTTTAAGATCAATGCTCCTAGTGAAGCATTTGTGATCAGGACCAACCCTGATCTAGGTTCATTGGTCTACAATCCAAATCTTGGATATAAGGCTGGATCAGTAGTTCTTTACAATGATCAACTTTGGAGAGCTAAAGTTGATGTGTTACCAGACGGCAGCACTATCAATGTTGATAGTCAAGACTGGGAGCTTATCAGTATCAACGACTATAACTCAATCTTTGATTACAACGATGGTATAAAAAATAACAAGATAGAGAACGGAACTTTAACATTTACAGTTCCCTATGATTCACCTGATGTATTGTTTTATCAGAGTGTAGTAAATCTTGATAGACAGGGTCAGTTCGTAATACAGTCAATAGTTGAAAATACCTACATCGATGTAACTAAAGATGTTCTAGGTAAATCTCAATACAAGAGCAGCAACGGCATAGAGTTTACTAATGGACTAGTTGTTGAGTTTATGGGCAAGGTCAGCCCTGAAAAATATGCAACGGATACTTGGTTAGTTGAGGGAGTTGGAAAAGCTATAACATTAACTAGATTTTCTGATCTTATCGTTCCGGTATTGTCTACAGATGTTCCTGAAGTTTTGTTTGACAATGCACCGTTTGATGCTGAACCATTTGATGATGCATCTGCATATCCAGGACAACTTGATTATATCACAATATCAAAAAACAGCCAAGATTCAAATCCGTGGTCACGGTATAATCGTTGGTTCCATCGATCTGTTTTAGAATATGCTTATACACAGCGAGGACAAGATTTTCCTGCTGATGAAAATCTCAGAGCAAAACGACCTATCATAGAGTTTAGATCAAATATACAGTTGTACAACCACTGTTCTATTGCAAAGACTCAGGTTGATTATATCGATACCTTTACAGATGATATCTTTAGTAAAATAGAAGGTAGTTCCGGATATAACGTCGACGGCGAGTTTTTGTTTGAAGGTGCAAGAGTACTAGTGGTAGCAGATACTGATTCTTTAGCTAACAACAAGATCTATACTGTTCATTTTATAAAGTTTGGCAACAACACGCAGATTACACTCAAAGAAGCTACAGATTCTCAATCTGTAGTTGGCCAGGGTGTATTGGTTCGCCGCGGCAAATCAAACTCTGGATTGATGTATCATTTTACCGGAGAGAGTTGGGTCAAGAGTCAGGCCAAGACTACTGTAAATCAATCTCCATTGTTTGATGTCTATGATGAAAACTATGTTAGTTTTTCGGATCCGGAAACATATCCTATTAGTTCTTTTAACGGCAATCCTTTAGTTAGCTACAAGATAGGCAACGGTCTGACAGATAGTCAGCTAGGATTCAGTTTAAGTTATCTCAATATTGATAATGTTGGAGATATTCAGTTTAACTGGGACTTTGGTTCTGAAACAGTAAACTATACAATCGATAGACAAGCTCTTTCTAAAAAAGTTGCTGTAGGTTATTTTAAAGATAACTCAACAGGAGGGTACGATAACGGCTGGACACTTACAGACCTGACCTATATCCAACCGTTAATTGATAGTGTTACTATACAAGAAGCCACTAACACCATAAAGTTGACCACTATAGATTGGGCGCAGGTCACGACTGAACCAGTTATTAACTTTTATCTCAATGGAGATAAGCTGACAGATAATCCATGGACAAGAAATAAAGATACTTTTACTTTCCAAGATTCTTTTTCTGTTAATGATATTATATCTGTAAAAATTGTTACAGATTTAGAACCAGTAACAGGTTACTATGAAATACCCGTTGGGCTAGAAAGGAATCCGTTAAACTCTCCATTGACTACATTTACGTATGGTCAAGCGATTGATCATATTGTTTCTGCTGTAGAGTTTGATACTGAGTTTCAAGGAAACATCCCAGGCAAATCTAATCTTAGAGATCTTGATGGATATCAAGATAACGCCAAGAGATTTTTAACACATTCTGGTTTGACTCCAGTTGCGATCGCATTGCTCTGTGATAAGACTAATAACATCATTAAATCTCTGCAGTACGCTAAGAGATCATACACAGAATGGAAAAGTAACTTTATTACCAAGGCGTTGGAAATAGAATACAACGAAAGTATTCCAGATTTTGTCGATGACATTATCAACGAACTATCAAGAACTAAGAACGGTGATTCGCCGTTCTCTGATTCTGATATGATCGGTTCCGGTGCATATTCTACTATTTCTTATACTGTAGAAGATACTGGAATAAAAACTTTTGCATTGTCTGCGCCATTTAGTTTAACTACCCTGTCTAGGAAAGCAGTTTATGTATATCTAAATGATAATCAGTTGCTACACGGACGAGACTATACATTCAACGATACTTTTGGTTTTGTTAATATATCTCTAGATCTGAATGAAAATGATCTAGTAGAGATAAGAGAGTATGTTTCAACAGCACATTGCTTTGTGCCACCAACTCCTACAAGTCTTGGTCTTTACAAGAAATATACTCCGAGCAAGTTTTTAGATGATACTTACAAAACACCTACCGAAGTTATACAAGGGCACGATGGTAGTATAACTGTCGCCTACGGCGATTTCAGAGATGATCTTCTATTAGAGATAGAATACAGGATTTACAATAATATTAAACAAGAGTATGATCATACTATTTTTGATATCGATGCTGTCTTGGGCGGATATTATGGTAATGCTATTTTTAATAAAGATGATTTAGATAATATTGTAGAACAGGAATTTTTAAAATGGATCAATAATACAAATATTGATTACACCAACAATACCTATTTTACAGAATATGAAACATTTACTTACAGTTATACCAATATGACTGATCCTACAGGTAAGCAAAACTTACCTGGATGGTGGAGAGGAGTGTATAACTGGTTCTATGACACCGATCGCCCACACAGATGTCCTTGGGAAATCTTAGGATTTAGCCAAAAACCAATCTGGTGGGAAAAATATTATGGACCTGCTCCATACACCAGCGGCAATCTGATTTTGTGGGAAGACATACGAGATGGTATCATTCGAGAAGGAGACCGTGCTGGAACATATCTAAGATATGCTCGACCAACAATACTAAGTCATCTTCCTGTTGATGTAGAAGGTAAGCTTCTAAGCCCGCTTGAGTCTGGGCTAGCCAACGACTTTGTTCTTATCAATAATAGAGGACCATTTAAGTTAGGAGATATATCTCCAGTTGAGTATGCATGGAGGTCAAGCTCAGAGTTTCCGTTTGCTATCACTATTGCTCTATGCCTATTAAAACCTTTCGAGTTTATAGGAGACAGCTTTGATCGCTCTCAGGTTAAGTTAAACAATCTCGGTCAGACTGTTAATGTTAATACAAATCTTCCTGTAACTTTAAATGATATAAAAGTTCCTAAGACAGGTATACAGCAAGGAGCAGGATTAGTTGTCTACTTGATAGACTATGCTAAATCTAGAGGTGTTTCTTTAGATCTAGTCGAAAATAAAATAAAAAATATTGATGTAAATCTTACAACTCGACTAGGCGGTTTTGTTGATAAAGCTCAGCAGAAATATCTGTTAGACAGCAAGAATCCAAAATCTACTTCTACAGGAGTTTATATTCCTGCAGAAAACTACGACATTATTTTTAATGTAAGTGCTCCTATTTCCACTATATCATACAGTGGTGTGATCATAGAAAAAACATTAAACGGTTGGTATGTTACAGGATATGATGATCTTCATCCATACTTTCCTTATTACGAACCGTTGGCTAGTCAAGGTGATCCATTAATCTCTGTTGGCGGAGTGAGCGAAACATTTTCAGATTGGACGCTAGGAACTTCTTATGCTAACGGTGTGATCGTTAGAAACAACAACACTTATTATAGGAGTTTGATCACTCATACAGATTCATCTGCGGATGATCTAAACAACAAGACTATATGGAAGAAACTTCCTAAACTTCCTTTAGTTGGAGCAGTTGAAGCATTCAAGAGAAGAAACTTCAACTTCTCGGCAGTTAGCAAAATGAGCTATGGAACAGAGATAAATGAAATCCAAGACATAGTTAACTTCCTACTAGGATACGAAGCCTATCTCAAATCTAGAGGATTTGTATTTGAAAATTATGATCCTGATAATCAAGTAAGCCAAGACTGGACCACTAGTTGTAAAGAGTTCATGTTCTGGACCAGACATAACTGGGCTATAGGATCGATTATCACATTAAGTCCAGCCTCTCAGAAAGTCTATATAAAGACTCCTGTTGGAGTAGCAGACAACCTGTTAGATGGCTTTTATGATTATCAGGTATTAAAGAGTGATGGTAAACCTTTACAGCCACAATATATCAACGTGGATCGACAGTTCCAAGAAATAACTGTTGAAACTACCAATACTACAGAGGGCATATATTATATTAGATTATATTATGTTCTAAAAGAACACGTAACAGTGTTCAGTGATAAAACGGTGTTCAGTGACATCATCTATGATAAACCAACCGGATATAGACAGCAACGAATCAAGAGTCTAGGATTCCGTACCACTGACTGGTACGGCGATTATACAAGTCCGGGTTTCTTATTTGACAACGTTGATATCGCTGTATGGCAACCATTTGTAGATTATAGACTAGGGGATATTGTTGCTTATCAGCAATACTATTGGGTAAGCCAAGTTAATCAAGAAGGATCAGAATCTTTCAATACTAATCTATGGACTAAACTAGATACAGTTCCAGAAAAACAACTGTTATCAAACTTTGATTACAAGATCAAACAGTTTGATGATTATTTTAATGTTGAATCACAAGGCATTGGAGAAACTCAGCGAGAGCTTGCACGTCATACTGTGGGATATCAGTCTAGAGAATATCTACAGAATCTCGCAGAAGATCCAGTGACCCAGTTCCAGTTGTATCAAGGATTCATTAGAGAAAAAGGAACTATAAACTCTGTCAAGAAAGTTTTTGATAAAATAAGTCGCTCATCGGAATCGGCATTAGTTCTTGATGAAGAGTGGGCATTTAGAGTTGGACGCTTTGGTGGTGTTGATCAACTTAAAGAATATGAAATAAAGATAGAAAAATCCGAGTTTCCATTAAATCCTCAGCCTCTGCTGTTTGTAAATTCTATTCCGTCTGTTTCTAGCGATCGTTATTATAGAGTTATTGGCAGTGATTTTACTATCTCCCCAACACCTTATACTACAAACATAAATCCTTTAAGTCTAGAGGCAGAACCTGAAAACACAGCAGGATATGTAGCAACATCTCAAGTTGATTTTGCTCTATATAATGCAGACGCTATATTAGGTATAGACATTTCTACAGTTTCTGAAGGCGCACATTTTTGGCTTACATTTTATTCACCTGATTGGACCGTATGGAGATTCTCAGAAGCTGCAAACCTCAAGGTCGTTGATGCTGTAAAATCTGGGTTAACTGTTACTGTTACAATGAATCGCCGCCATGGGTTGACTGTGGGCGACATTGTAGGCTTTAGATCGATTCCTAACCTAACAGGATTTTATAAGATTACTGAAGTCAGTGATATGACTATTAGCGTTACTGTTACTCCTGCAGCACAGGATCCGGTTATTGACGGCAGCACAGTTACCAATGTAGGATTGTTTACTGAAGTTAGATTTGATACCTACGACATGGTTGATCCTGAAAAAGTAGCTTTGTGGAAAGAAGGATCTACTCTATGGGTTGACGATAATGGTAGCGGGCTGTGGGAAGTTATTAGAAAAACCAAACAATATTCTTTTGGAGAAATCAGTGAATATGGTTTAACATCACCACTGAGAACTGGTGCAGCAGTCTTTTATGATAATAGATCAAAAGAATCTATAGTTGGTATTCCGGGATCGGGCTATGCCGTTGTTTATTCTGATATTAACGGTGCATTGACTCCTAAGCAGATATTATCACCGCTGATCGAGTTTAGAACATTATCAATAGGATCATTCGGTCAGGCCATTACAGTAAGTCCAGACGGTCAATGGTTGGCTATTGGCGTTCCCTTAGCCAGTGGTGTTAAAAATACATATCTAGGACCATTTAGTTCTACAAAGAGTTATGCTCTTGAGGATGTTGTCCTTTATGATGATATTTTATGGACACCTAACAAGTTTGTGTCACCTGATGGCAGCACTTTAACATTTAACACAGAAGATTGGGACCGAGCAACAAACATTGAAGCCTATGGAGAAGCCAGGGGAGATGGATTCTCAGAACAGGGAATGATTGTTCTTTATACAAGGACATCTCAAGGTTGGGATTATTATAAAACTTTTGCAAGCCCAAGACCGGCAGCCGGGGAACTATTTGGTTCATCTATTAAGATGGCCAAGAGCGGTACATCATATTCGATGATAGTGTCAGCTCCTGGATCTTTAGATGGCATCGGTCGAGTTTACGTATACAGTCATAACGGAACTGGATGGGAGATTGGCGAGATTCTTCCATCTGAACTAGCATTGAACAACTCACTAGTTCAAGATAGATCTACTATGGCTCACGGTATACTTAACAGTGATGTTGAAATGCTAAAGATAGGAGACCAGTATGGCTCGGCGATAGCCATGAGCTATACAGGTGATATTATTGCAGTTGGCGCTCCGTTTAGTGATGGACAGGTTTTTGATCAGTACAGAGGTGTGTGGAATTCTACTACAGAATACTTCGAAGGTGAAGTAGTACAGTATGAAGGATTGTACTATAAGTTAGCTCCAGACACATCAGATTCCACATATACTAATACCGGAACCAATCCGACAACATTGCCGTGGGTGTCTATTGGCGATAGTACGATGAATCCATCTGGAAAAGTTTTTGTTTACAAAAAAGAATCAACCGGTTACAGATTAGTGCAGACTATTGGTGCAGATAATCTTTCTGAGTACAGCGATCTTTCTAAAGTAGAAACAATAAATGTAGGCGATCAGTTCGGTGCATCATTGGATTTAGATTGGTCAGGAACTACATTGGTTATCGCTAGTCCGCTGGGAGATATAAATCTACAGAATCAAGGTTCGGCCTATGTATTAAGATTAACAAACAATATTTTTAGAGTAAAACAAAAACTAGAAAGTTTTGAAGATTATCCTAATGAATATTTTGGACAGAGCATCTGTATAAGTGGAAATACAGAAAAAATTGTTATTGGAGCAAAGAATACTCCTTATCATGAGTCGGTTACATTCTTTAGCAAGGATGAAGGAACTACTACCTTCGATCACGGAGCTACAAGATTTAGTAAAGATTATGGTTTTGCCGGAGCAGTTTACGTATTCGAGAGAAAAGCAGATGTTTATTTCTTAGCTGAAAAACTATCTGCTGATCTGTCATCGAACGAATCTTTTGGTTACAGCGTGTATTGTACACCAGATAACATTTTAGTTGGTTCTCCTGATTATTATTCTAACGTATTAAATCAAAAGACCGGTCATGTGAGACTGTTCAAGAAACTAGAAAATGTAAATTCTTGGGAGATCCTATCGCAAAGAAGCTTAGTCGTTGATATAGAAAAGTTAAAGAGCATTTCTCTTTACGATGATGTAAACAATAAAAAAATACAAGATCTGGATATAATCGATCCAGCTAAGGGTAAAATATTAAACGAAGCAGAACAAGAGTTAACTTTCAAAGTTCCTTACGATCCTGCTGTGTATTCTATTGGTACAGACTTACAAACAGTTATACCATCGCAAGAATGGACTGATCATCATGTAGGAAAACTATGGTGGAATACATCTACAGCTAAGTGGATGTACTACGAACAAGGTGATACATCTTATAGAGTAGGAAACTGGAGTAGACAAGTTCCTGGTTCTAGCATCGATGTTTATGAATGGGTAAAGACCAAACTGTTGCCTAGTGAGTGGGCCGCATTAGCAGATACAAACAACGGAATAGCCAACGGTATCTCAGGACAACCTTTATATCCTAACGACGATGTCTATTCTCAACGTATTCTATATAATGCGTCGACTGGTGCGGCAACAGAAACGTACTACTATTACTGGGTAAAAAATAAAACTATTTTACCTACTAATGTTATAGGCAGAAATATATCAGCATCAACAGTGGCTTCATATATTAATAACCCTATTGGTTCGGGAACAGCATTTGTAGGCATAGCAGCAGAAAATACTCTTTTGTTGTATAACTTCAAATCGATTATTTCAACTGATTATGCTTTGTTGAATATAGAGTATAAGAAAGATACTAGTTCGTTAAACCCTGTACACAACGAATACCAGTTGATTAGAGAAGGGTCAACTCAAGGTGTTCCGTCTTATAAACTTGAAACCAAATGGATCGACAGTCTTGTAGGATACGATTCTGTTGGTAATAGAGTTCCTGATCCGGGACTGCCTGCGAAATTAAGATACGGAATCGAGTTTAGACCTAGACAAGGTATGTTTATTAACCGATTAACTGCACTAAGATTAACAGTCGATAATCTGAATGCATTCTTGTCAACGTATCCGTTGACAGATTCATTGGACTTTACGTACCTAAATCTAGTCGATCCTGCCCCTAACAGCCAACTAAATCTCTATGATGTAGCAGTTGACACAGATATCGATCTTGAAACCGTAAGCACTACTCGTGTAGAACCTGCGATTTTGCAAGTGAATATCATAAACGGACAGGTAGATACTATTGATATAGTAAGCAAAGGTTTTGGTTACAAAGTAGTTCCACCAGTAATCATTGACGGAGATGGTGAACTAGCAGCAGCCGAAGCAACTATAGATTCACAAGGCAGAATAATATCTGTTACGGTTACAACTAAAGGTAGAAAGTACAGTTATGCTTCTGCATCCATTAGACCTTTCTCAGTGTTGGTTAACAAAGATGCTACAGCCAATAACTTCTGGGGCATATATGCCTACAACAGTGATAAGAAGACATTCTATCGCACAAGAACTCAGGCTTATGATACAACTAGATATTGGAGTTTACAAGACTGGTGGTTGACCGGTTATTCATCAGTTGACAGAATAGTCAAAGAGATTCCTAATATTTCATATCTAGGGTTTGTTACCACCTATGTAGGCGATATGGTACGTATAAAAGAATACGCATCTGGCGGTTGGGCTGTATTGTTAAAAACTTCTGAAGGTAGCTCGAATCCGTCAGATGACTGGATGCTAGTAGGAAGAGAAAAAGGAACAGTTTTATTAGAACCTTCTCTATACGATCCAACAGTTGGCGGAATAGGTTATGATAATAACAAGTCATACGATACTGCATTTTATGATCTTGAAAACGCTAAAGAACTAAGAAATATTCTACGTGCAGTAAAAGATAATGCCTATAATCTAGGTTTCGGCGACCAATGGAGTAGTTTGTTCTTTGTAGCAGTTCGATATGTATTAACAGAACAGAAATATGTTGATTGGATGTTCAAGACTAGTCTTGTTACTGCCACACATAATGTTGGAGCTTTTGAGCAGAAGTTAAACTATAAAAATGATAACCTTGCGAGCTTCCAAGATTATATCAACGAAGTTAAACCATATAGAACAACAGTGAGAGAATACATTAGTAGGTATAATACCCTAGAAACAACAGGACTATCTACTTCTGATTTTGACCTTCCACCTGCATATAATGTATCTGAAGGAAAAATAACATCAGTAACAGAAACCCAAGAAACGATTCAGAGATATCCATGGAAATGGTGGCTCGATAATCATAGATATTCTATAACTGAGATTAGGTTGTCTAATCCGGGATCAGAATATAATTCACCGCCTACAGTTATTATTGACGGCGACGGAACCGGCGCAACTGCAAAAGCCTACATCTCAAACGGATCTGTGTCTGGTGTTGAGTTGTTAACTGCTGGCTCAGGATACACAAGAGCTTCTATAAAACTAGTTGGCGGCAACGGAAACAGCACCGATATAGCAACAGCAATACCGGTACTTGGTGATTCTAAAACTAGGACATTTAATCTTTCATTGAGATTTGATCGAGTTAATAAAGAATCTTCTTATTCTACTTTTACAAAGACAGATACTTTTGTTGCTGAAGGAAACAATGCTGTTTTTAAACTCAGCTATGCACCATCTAACAATAAGAATAAGATCAACATTTTAAGAAATGGTAATGTTGTTTATAAAGATGAATATTCTGTAAAGATTTATAAAGAAGGTATAGACAACTACTCTTTATTAAAAGGATCGGTAATCTTTGTTTCAGCTCCAAACAAAGGTGACAATATCGTTATTACCTACGAAAAGAACGATGAGTTATTGTATGCTGTTGACAGGATAAACAAATATTATCTAACAGAATCATCATCGCCTACTGCTTCTGGAATGCTAGGAAAAGAACTTAATCAGTTAATGACCGGTCTAGACTTTGGTGGCGTCCAAGTACAAGGAACAACATTTGAAGTCACTGGTGGTTGGGATGCTCTACCTTGGTTTTCTGACAGCTGGGACAGTGTAGAATCATCAAATGACATTTATTTTAGGGCAGATGGAAGTACGGCATCGTATACTTTTGATGCACCTCCTGCTGCTGGCCAAATTTATAACATCTATATTAAGAGAAATGGTGACACACAGTTTATAAGAATAGACGATCCATATTTTAACCCTGCGCAAGATAGTTCTATGCAGACTAATCCTCATGCAGAAATACCTACCTTTATAGGGGATGGATCGACTTCTGTGATAATGCTAACTCCTTATTTGAGTTTAAATGCAGGTGATACATTGGTATTCAGACAAATCGAAAGTGATGGTTCTGTTACTATTAATGATTCCAACATTTTAGACACAAAGATAAGTGGTGGCACATTAGCTGCTATGAGCGGAGCATATTCAACTGCTTCAGGTACTGCCGCAGAAGAAATAGTTCTAGAGGGTGGTAAATTTATAAGTCCTGAACAAGTTCCTGCACCTGAAGAAAATGTTCCTGGACAGGTACTAGATAGTCTTTCTATAAAAGTGTTTAATAACACAAGGTCGGGAGCCACTCCTCTTAACCACAGGACTATCTATTCAGATGGAATAACTTTAACTTATAAGATAGGACAAAAAATAATCGAAAATAGCTCTTTGTTAGTCTATATCAATAAGATTAAGAAAACAGAAACTATAGATTATTCTATCGATTATAAAGATCAAGAAATAACTTTAAACAGCCTAGCACCTGCGGGAAATATTATTGAAATTATTTCTTTAGGTATTGGCGGCCACAATCTTTTAGATTATCAAGAGTTTGTAGCTGATGGTGATACTAGTTTATTTTTAACTGATGCAAACTATACAGATACTACTTCAATATTTGTAACAGTAAATGGAATCTATAAGGAAACAGCATTCGTCAACAGTACAGGAGTTGTTGATTCTCAAAATAGAACATTGGTCCAGTTTGGTATAAAACCAACTCTAGGTGATGTAATATCTATACTTGTTTTAGGTTCTGAAAACGGTAATGTATTAGACGGATACGGTGTAGTAAGGATCAATCAACAAGTGTTTAACTATGAAGGAAGTACAAGAACCTTTAGTTTAAATCATTCTGTAACTGAAGATCCTAAACTAGTATCTCAGATCGGTGCCAACTTTAATAATGTTCTTAACGCATCGGCCGCGTCATCGATGATAGTCGAAGTTAACGGAAAAGCATTAAAGGGACCCGATAGTGTTTATTTTGTCTATGATGGAGTAACTAAAGATTTTGTTCTAGGAGAAGATCCTTACACCGGCCCGGGTGCTGTACTAACTAGCAACATTTCTGTTTATATTAACGATGAACTTAAGACTTTTATTCAAGATTATGTCTATGATGGTACTTCTAAAACTATTACTATCACAAAATCATTGACTAAAGGTGATGTTATTAAAATAGAAACAAATTTTATATCTGATTATAAAATAGAAAACAATAGTCTAGTTTTATTAGATACAATATCATTAGTTGACGGTGACACTATTGGTGTTACATGGTTCAACGAATATACTTCGATGGATCTAATCTCAGACGAATATACTGGTGGTAAGGTACAATACCGACTCTCTCACAGCCCTATATCAGTAAGCTATGTATGGGTTTATAAAAATGGAGATAGATTGTCACAAGATGTTGATTATTATGTAGATCAAGATCGATCATTGATATATCTCAAGAACAAGACTACTGAAGATGATAATATAAAAATTCTTTTATTTGGGTCTCAGATCTATAGATTACCTAGTGGATATGAAATCTATAAAGACATGTTAAATGTCTACCACTTCAAGAGGTATTCACAAGGAATGGATGTTGTACTGGCAAAAGATTTGAACTATTTTGACACCTCACTAGAAGTTACAGATTCTACTGAACTTTCAGATCCTATTCCTTCTAGAAATATTCCTGGAATAATAACCATAAACAACGAGCGTATTGAGTATCTATCTAAGGTTGGAAATGTTCTTTCTAAACTCAGAAGAGGAAGCCTAGGAACATCGATAGCTACATTGCATGCCAAGGGCAGCTATGTCGTTGATGTAGGTATCAAGGAAACAGTTCCTTATAACGAAACGCAAGATCGTACAGATTTTACCAGCGATGGGAAATCAGACGATTCTACTATAGGAACAGCTCAAACAATCGGACCGTTAGAGTTTACACCTAGCAAAGGAACTAGATCAATATGGTATAAAAATACCATCCCATCAGATTTTGGGCCTTGTGATCAGATAGAAGTATTTGTAGGCGGCCGCAGACTGCGTAAAGATCCCTTACAGGTATTTGATGAAACTCTAGGAGCCGAAGGATCCGGAAAATACAAGACTCTTGAAGCAGAGTTTAGTGTTGACGGAACCACCCCTTACATAAGACTAACCGAAACAGTTCCAGCAAATACGCTGATAACTGTCATCAGGAAACTAGGTAGAACTTGGTATGATCGAGGCGAAAATACCGTTACTAGAGGCGTTACGCTGCTAGAAAACACAACTCCGATCGCTAGATTCATAGCAGAAAAGACTACTAAAATACCTGAATAAATACTGATATGGAACCACAAGAGACTAACATGACCGAAAACCAACAGCAAAAAACTGATGCTCAGCCCAACGAAATTGGAGGTTTCCATTTTGAAGGGCATATCAAGATCTATGATCCGCAAAACGGCGAGATATTCGTAGATAAGCGTAATGCTATTCATTATGAAAATATGTCTGTAGCGATGGTACAGAGTTTATCAAACCAGGGATTGGGTACTATCTATCAAATGGATTTTGGTAACGGCGGAACAACCGTCGATCCTACAGGACTCATAACTTATCTTACTCCGAATACTATCGGTGTAAACTCTAGTTTATACAGCAAAACCTATCAAAAAATAGTAGATCAGCAAGCAGCAATCAACTCAGATCCTGTTCGTAATAAGATGGAAATACGTCATATTAGTGGAGCCACTTACTCGGATATTGTTGTTAGTTGTTTATTAGATTACGGCGAACCTACTGATCAGGAAGCATTTGACAACTCTGTGGATTTAAGCGGAAACTTTGTTTTTGACGAACTTGGTCTAAGAAGTTACGATCCTAGCGGAACAGGTAAACTTCTTACACACGTGGTATTTCACCCCGTACAAAAATCTTTGAATAGGTTATTACAGATTGATTATACAATACGTATTCAGAGTCTAACTGGATTCACTGGAGCTTAATAAATGCCATATAATGTAACCAGTACTGATAAAACAAAGATTATCACTGTCTATGACAATACGTCAGACACTTCTAGCACCAGTCTAACATTTCCTGGTAGAAATGTAACAGGATACGGTCAAACTATAGCAGAAAACTTTCTACATCTACTAGAAAATTTTGCCGCTGGAACCGAACCAGTTAACCCTACAGTGGGTCAGGTTTGGTACGATACAGTAAATGCACAGCTCAAACTTTACGATGGTGATTGGAAAGCAGCTTCAGGAATACAAAAAGGTCCTTCTGAACCAAGTGTAGAAACAGCCAAAGTTGGTGAGTTATGGATTGACACAACCAATCAACAGTTAAGAATCTTCACAGGTGCTAGATGGATTCTTGTAGGTCCTGCAGAAAGTTCAGTTGATGGTCTAAGATACGGACCGGCTGTAGAAGCTATATCAGATAGCGACAACGTAACAAGAAATATTTTAGTTTTCTATATCGCTGATGTACCTATCATCATTGTAAGTAAAGATAGTTTTACACCAAAAGTAAACATTCCAGGGTTTAGTCCGACAGCAATAAATCCCGTACCTATACATTCTGGTATCAACATCCATATCCCAGATGCAACAACACAAGATAAATTTCAAGGCGGGTACATTCCTAAACTTTTTGGAACAGCAAAAAATGCGGACGCACTAAATGTCGGTGGTACAGAAGTTGCCGCCGGTAAGTTTTTAAGATCGGATATTTCTAATACAACAGATTATGGGATCATTATTCGAAGCAATGAAGGTTTAACTCTAGGTGTTAACAGTGATTTCCGTATATCTAATGACAATACATCAGCATCGATTTACAACTCTAAATCGGGAAGCTCTTTAGATTTACAAACTAACAAAGACGGAATACCAAACACAGTCCTTCGAGTTAAAGGAACGTCTGTAGGTGTTAATGTTTTAGCGCCAGAAGAAGCTCTTGATATTGACGGTAACCTACAAATAACCGGTTCAGTTATTATTAATAATACCACACAGAGTACTAATCTTTCAAACGGAAGTTTAAGAACACTTGGTGGCATTTCTGTTACAAAGAATGTACTGATCGGTACTGATCTAACAGTATCAGGAACATCCCAGTTAGGTGGAGTAGTTCCATCGGCAACAGAAACATTTGACCTGGGCTCGACAAGCAAGCGTTGGAAAACTGTGAGAGCAAAAACTATCGTTGCTGATGAAATACAAGGTATCTTGAATGGTAACATTAGTGGTAACGCCAACACAGCAACCAGTTTGAGAACAGCAACAACTTTTAAACTTGAAGGAGACGTCATTAGTCCTTCGATCTCTTTTGATGGGCAAGTGGGGGGTTCTACAAAAATATTTGTTACATCGCTGACATCAAATATTATCAGTAGTAAAGATTTTCCTAATCCTAACTATTCTAACGCTGAGGATTTAGTATTAACCTATAGACCTAGCTTGGCAGGACAAGGTGGAGCTAGCGGTCTTCTCAAACAGACTAGAAATACTTTTATCGGAGATCTAGGTGTTCCTATAGGGACTATGTTCCCTTATGCAGGACAACTTCCACCATACGGATATTTGTTCTGCGATGGATCAGAAGTAGAGCGTGTAAAATATCCAGATCTTTATGACATCATTGGAACGACTTATAATGGATCCACAGCACTAGTTGGTGTAGGAACATTTAGACTTCCGGATATGCGAGGACGCTTTGCTCTTGGCAGAGACAATATGGATAATGCTCAGAGTGTTCCAAACTCATTGGGCGGGTTTACTGATGCAGGCGGCGGCACGGCTGGTCGAGTACCTGACATCAAGGCACAAAGCATCGGCGGCTCTGCTGGTCAGAGTTCAGTTACATTAGACCTGTCAAATCTTCCAGATCACGAACATTCTATGTTAGTAAATGGAATACAATATTCTGCAGTCAGAGTGGATACTGCTATTAACTCTCCTGCAACAACTGGCCTTGGACCGAACGTACCTGGTGGCGCACAGTATCTTAATACTACAGGAGGCATTAAGAAACCAACAGTTGATTATACATTAAAACAGGCAGTTGGTATAATGAATCCATATCTAACCGTGAACTACATTATTAGATCTGGTCCTCCGGCATTTACAACAACTACAACCTAATAGGGCAAGAACATGGCGTATCAAGTTAACAGAACAGACGGATCAATAGTAGCTGTAGTTGCAGACGGTCAAATCGATACATTATCGACTGATCTTACTTTGATCGGAAAAAACTACAGCGGCTTTGGAGAAGCCCTTAATGAAAATTTAATAAAACTTCTAGAACATTTTTCAGGAAGTACAAAACCATCACATCCTATACGAGGACAGATATGGTTTGATACCGCAGAAGGAAAACTAAAGGTTTATACAGGAACTAGTTTTGTTCCCGTGAGCTCTGCTACTATTTCGAGTACCCAACCTTCGACGTTGGGTGTTGGTGATCTTTGGTTCAATGATGTAGACAAACAACTATTTTTCTATGACGGTACTAGCACGATATTGTTAGCGCCTGCTTATTCAGTGACTCAAGGTGTAAGTGGTCTAAAGATTGAAAGTATATTAGATACATTAAATCAAACTAGAGTTATTACATCATTGTATAATAACGGAATTTTACTTGGAATATTTGCTAAAGATTCATTTACTCCAAAGAATGCTATCACAGGGTTTTCAGGCAGCATTATTCCTGGTTTCAATGCAGGTACACTAACCGGATTAAAGTTTAATGTAACGGCCACTAATGCTGAAAACTTAAATGCAGTTCCAGCCGCTAACTATGTTCGAACAGATACTGCGAACTCGATGCAAGGGCAGTTGAAGATTACCACAGACCTTGGTATTATTATCGGTAGTGCTGACCAAGCGACATTGCGAGTTACCAATGGTGATGTGATATTAGCTAACTCTGCATCTAATAGAGATTTGTTTATTAATGTACGTAAAGACATTACAGCCGAAACAGGCATTAGGATATCAGGATCGACAAGGACGATTGACATATATCCTAATCAACCAGAAAGCCAAGTTAATCTTGCAGGTAATCTAACTATCGCTGGCAATCTAACAGTAAATGGTGACACTACTACAGTCAACGTTTCCACAGTAACGGTTGAAGATAAAAATATTGTATTGGCAAAAACTACGGGAGTCTTACCTACTGATGCAAATGCTGATACAGGTGGCATGATAGTACAAGGTGCTACAGCACATGTCTTTGTTTGGTCAGATGGCGGAGCAGCCGCGGGTTCAAATAGTTCAGAAGCTATTGCTGGAGGATATATTGATGCGTTGCCTGCTTTATACAGTAAAGCATGGAATAGTTCAGAACATATCAATCTCGCAGCAGGAAAATATTTTGCTATCGACGGAGTTCCAGTTTTAACAGGAAACTCGTTGGGAGCTAATATTACTAGTATTCCTGGGGTTACATCATTTGGTACACAGTCTGTAGTTAATATTGGCCCAGGTGTTCCACCTGTACCTTATATGAAGTTGGAAGATAATAGGATTTCTACACTTCAAACCGACCAAGATTTAGAGATAGCACCTAATGGGAATGGAAATATAGCCCTTCAAGGTTATCCAAGAATCACAGGTATGGGAGATCCGGTCAGTGCCCAAGATGCTGCGACTAAAGAATATACAGATAATAGATTAGAAACACGTCCGGTAGCATTAAGTATTGATCTTTCAGATGGTAAAGATAACTCTTACATCATCACAAATATTTTGAATAACGTTGCGCCACCTGCTGATTTTAGAAATGGAGCCGTTGCTAGAGTCTTATGTAATATTCTAAGTCCTCAGTCTACTACATTAGATATAAATCCCTTGCTCAATCAGAGTACGGCTACATTTAATACTCCGACAGGTACAGCTCCAGCAGTTACAAACGTTGCTATTAACACAGCAATCATTCCGCCTAGCACAATTTCAGTTACACGTATCGTTAAGATATTCCAGATTATCGCAAATAACTGGCAGTTTGTAGGCGACACAGTATTACCACCATAATGAGATCGGAGCGCATAGAACATGTCTTACATTATTAACAGATATAACGGCCAGCAGCTTGTTGTTCTACAAGATGGAACGTTAGATACAACTACTAGCATTGGGCTAGTAGGTAAAAATTATATTGGCTATGGCACACAACAGAATGAAAACTTCTTATATCTGTTAGAAAACTTTGCCAATGATAAACCGCCACTGAGACCTATTAGCGGACAAACATGGTTTGATACATCAAATAATACCATGAATGTGTACAATGGTACTGAATGGCACCCTATTGGCGGGTCAGTGCAGGATACAGAACCAGAAAATCCAGCTCCAGGAGCTCTATGGTTAAAGACTCCTATCAATCAACTTTATGTATTCAACGGCGATGAATGGGCATTAATAGGTCCTGAAAACGTTGAAGGCTTTGGCGCAATGACCAGAGCCATATCTACAGTATTATTTGACTCTAATAATAACCCTCATCCTGTAATAGAGCTGTTAATAGCGGGCGAAGTTATTGCTATAGTATCCGGTGCGGCCTTTACTATTAGACCTGATGTTGGTATTTTAGGTTTTAACAATCTCATTAAAGGTATCAATCTAGCAGAGTTTGTTAAACTTAAAGGGGATATAGTAGGTCTTGCCGACAGAGCTTCAAGATTAGAAACACCAAGAAAAATCAACGGAGTATTTTTTGACGGGCAGTCTGATATAACTATTACAGCATCAACACCTGGCATACTAAAGAAAGGTAGTTATATTACAGGTAGCAACTTTAATGGTAGTACTGATATTACCTGGGGTGTAGATGCTAGTCCAAATAATGTTATAGGCAAAGTTGTTGCACGTGATACCGCAGGAAACTTTTCTGCAAACAGAATCACAGCAGATTTAACAGGTAACGTCACTGGTGATGTTACATCAACCGGCATCAGCGATTTTAATATCATTACAGCCAATGAGTTTAGAGGTGCAGTATTAACTGGTAATAGCTATACTGCAACTAGATTACAAACCGCGAGGACTATAAACGGAGTCCTCTTTGACGGTTCAGCTAATATTGATGTAACTGTTGATGCAGAAAATTTAATCGGTACTGATCTAAATACAGGCATAATCAACTCAAATCTTACCAAGGTTGGGTATCTAAATGAGTTGTCAGTTCAGGGATTTGGGGGCATTAAACTAGGTAACGGCAGCACAACCAACTTTAGCCTATTAGTTGATGGATCTATTGGTAAAATTAAAGCAAACACAGAGTTTAATCTATCGATACAAGACATAACGATTTCAGGCAGCTATCCTACATTGAGATTAACTCCTAGTGCAGTGACTATTACCGAAGGGGGTGCATCTTTACCTGCGATTATTCCTGATACAGATGGTGGTTGGTTGCTAGGAACACCTAATAAAAAGTTTGGAGACTTGTACACTGCCGATGTATACGGTACAGTTTTCCATGGTGATATTACAGGAAATGCTCCTACAGCTGATCACGCTATAAACGCAACGAATCTTGATAGCGGCCAAATCGGTTCATTGCCATATCAGTCTGGACCAGGCACCACAACGATGCTGCCGCCAGGACAACCGGGTCAGGTATTGCAGACCGCAGGTACAGGAAATCCTCCATTTTGGGGAGCAGCTTTTGTTCGTGGTATGATCATGCAATGGTATGGAGCATCTAATGCCGTACCTAGTGGATGGGGCTTGTGCGATGGTACAAACGGAACCCCAGATTTACGAAACAAGTTTGTTGTTGGTGCAGGAAGCACTTATACAATGGGTACTACAGGTGGTTCTACATCATCAACTAACAATGTAAATCTTACTTTTACAGGTACAACATCGGCAGCAGGAGCTCACAGTCACGGTGGTTCTACTGGCAGTACTGCGCTAAGTGCTGCTATGATGCCCGAACACTATCATAACTTTACAGACGTTTACGCGATCGTCGGTGACTACGGTCTTGGAGGCAGTACAGCCTCGGCATATGATAGAAATGGAACATACATCTATCCTAGCTTTTACGCTGGAAACGCTAGTGACGGAGATCGAGACAACGGATATTATGGGTTTCCAAGCAGAACTGATACAGCAGGTGGCGGGCCAACAGGAGCTCCGCACAATCACAGCCTTAGCACTGACGGAAATCACAATCACAGTATAACAGTAACAGCAAACAGCGGAGATATTGTGGTACAAACATTACCGCCCTATGTAGCATTGTTTTACATAATGAAACTCTAATAAATATAACGAATAAAGGTGGAGCAGCCCAATGGCATATACAATTAACAAATTTAACGGTTCTTTTTTAGTAACCGTACAAGACGGAACCGTAGATACTAGCACAGATCTTAATCTCGTAGGTAAAAACTACGCCGGTTACGGTGCTATTGAAAACGAAAATCTTGTTTATCTTCTAGAAAACTTTTCAAACACCAGTCCCCCTCCAAAGGCACTAACTGGACAAATATGGTATGACAGCGGAAATAAGAAGCTGAAGTACTATGACGGTAGCAAGTTTAAAGTTGCCGGCGGTGCTGAAACCGGATCATCTGCTCCATCCGGACTAGCAACAGGCGAGTTTTGGTTTGATACTAGTGCTAAACAGCTATACACATGGTCCGGAACTGAATATGTATTGATTGGTCCGCAGGCTAGTCCAGAACTAGGAACAAGCTCAGTAACTTCTCAGGTTGTCAAAGACGACACAAACGCTAACCAAACGATATTAAAGATCATTGCAGGCGGCAAAGTAATGGCCGTCGTTAGCGAATCTGAGTTTGTGTTAAACAATGTTAATCCGATTACAGGATTTTCTCTAATCAAGAAAGGCATTACTTTAGTTAATACTAACTCTAATGGTATTACTACAACCGGTACAGCATATTTCTGGGGTACCGCTAGTAATGCAGTTAGCTTAGGTGGTGTTGAAGCGACAGAATATATTAGAAAAGGTAGCATTACATTTGATCAAGATGTTACTTTTCAGAATGCCGGATACTATGTAGGTAACAGTAAAGACCTATATGTACATATTGGTACTAACGTACAAGGTAATACCAGTTCGCTACTAGAAAGTATCAATAATGGAAATCCAGTAACTATTCGTATCAACTATAACAACTCTGCAGAAGACGTTGCTATCTTTGATAATACTGGAATGATTCCAGGTGCAGATAATGCTTATACAATCGGTAATACTGGGTATAGATGGTCCGATGTTTATGCCACTACTTTCCATGGCAATCTAACAGGAAATGTCACAGGCAATAGTACTGGAACACATACAGGAACAGTAGCGGCTGTTGACGCGACTATTTTAGTTAATGGTTCTACTAAAGAAATAGGATATACCGGTGCTACTATACGTGGTAATCTTGTTGGAACTGTATCTGGTAACGTTACAGGTACAGCTACTAACGCAACAACTCTTACAAACTTTGTTCCTAGCACTTCGTTACCTAGTAGTATTGATAAAACATCGATTCCTGTTAGAAATAGCAGCGGAAATATCATAGCTAATCAGTTTGTTGGAACTGCTGATAAAGCAGATCGTATCAAGATCGATGACACAGCTATCGATTCTGATCCTAACTACAAAACAGCAAAAACAACAGCAACAGGAAGTACCATTGCAGCTAGAACATCCGGCGGTAATCTAGTAGCTGTGTTATTTGATGGTACTGCAACAGCAGCACGTTACGCTGACCTTGCAGAAAAATATTTGCCAGACCAAGAATATGCACCTGGCACAGTAGTTACAATCGGCGGCGATGCAGAGATTACACAAGCCAGCGGTGGGGATAGAGCCATTGGTGTTATTAGTACAAACCCAGCCTATATGATGAATAAAGACCTCGAGGGTGGTGTTTATGTCGCACTAAAAGGTCGTGTACCTTGCAGAGTGTTAGGCCCAGTTTCCAAGGGCGATGACATGTGCCCGGGACCAAATGGTGTAGCAGTTTCAGATAGATTTGGAGATAAAAAAGTGTTTGGGGTCGCCTTAGAATCGAGCGATGATGAAGGCGAAAAAATCATTGAAGTATTGGTGTTATAATGAGCGG